AGGAAGCGCAGTGCACCAACGGGTACATCACGCCGCAGCATGTTGCTTTGATGCTCGACTGGATGAAAACAGCAAGGCTACTGCACAACTTGGATTCCGCAGATGGATGGGTGGATAAGGTTGGCTATAGCGCGTTGGGCTCTGAGTGCGGGGATCGTGAAAACGAAATACAAGAGCGGTTAAACTTGTTTCTTGGAAAGGTTCCAAATGGCAATGGCAAGGGATAGAAAAGACAAGAAGACTGTGGATCTGGTTGCTCGCATGGAGCTAGGTGAAAGCCTTGATCCGGATTGGAACATTCCATCCGAGTACCCTGACCTGCGTGGCTACAAGTCTATCGCCGTGGATCTGGAAACAAGAGATCCAAACATTCAAACCTTGGGTCCGGGCTGGGCCCGCAACGATGGCAACATCGTGGGGATTGCTGTGGCTGCGGGGGATTACAAGGGTTACTTTCCGATCCGCCACCAGAACGGGCACAATCTCGATCCGGACATGACCATGCGCTGGTTTAAAAAGCAGATGGCAACTCCGGACATCCAGAAGGTTATGCACAACGCGACCTACGATGCGGGTTGGCTGCGGGCCGAGGGGGTCGAGGTGCAAGGAAAGCTAATCGATACGATGATTGCTGCGCCTCTGGTAAACGAGAACAGGTTTTCCTACAGCCTCAACAATCTGGGCCGTGATTATATCGACATGCGCAAGGACGAGCGGATGCTGCGGGCTGCGGCCAAGGACTGGGGCATTGATCCGAAGGCCGACATGTGGAAGCTGCCGCCCAAGTTTGTTGGTGCGTATGCCGAGCAGGACGCTTTAATGACGCTCAAACTCTGGGAGTATCTTCAGATCGAACTCAGCAAGGATGAGCTCGGGCATATCTTCGAGCTTGAAACCAGCCTGATTCCTATGATGCTGGACATGCGAGCCAAGGGTGTGCGCGTGGATTTGGACAAAGCCGCTCGGGTTAAGAAGGATCTGGAAGGGAAAGCCAAGCAGGTCCACAAGAATATCAAAGACAAGACAGGCGTAGACATCCAGCCGTGGGCCTCGGCCTCAGTCCAGAAGATGTTCGAGGCGCTGAACTTGCAATACCCAACAACGGATGCGGGCGCTCCGTCCTTTACCAAGCAGTATCTGTCCTCCCATCCGCATGAAATGTGCCAGCAACTGGTGCGCTTGCGTGAATTGGACAAGGCCAGTAGCACGTTTGTCGAAAGCATCCTGCGCCACGAGCACAAGGGCCGCATCCATTGCGAGTTCCACCAGCTTCGCTCTGATGACGGGGGCACTGTGACCGGACGGTTTTCTTCTTCGAACCCCAACCTCCAGCAGATCCCAGCGCGGGATCCGGAAATCAAGGCTGCAATTCGTGGATTGTTTATTCCAGAAGAGGGAGAGAAGTGGGGATCGTTTGATTACGCTAGTCAGGAGCCTCGGCTCTTGGTTCACTTTGCGGCGTCCATGCCTGACAATCTGCGCCACCCTATGGTCGATACGATTGTTGAAGAGTACCACAAAGGCGATGTCGATCTGCACCAGATGGTGGCAGACATGGCAGGAATCAGCCGCAAGGAAGCAAAGACCGTGAACCTTGGGATTATGTACGGCATGGGGGTGGGCAAACTTGCCAACCAGCTATCGATTACAGACGACGAGGCCAAGGAATTATTGGAAACGCACCGCCAAAAGGTGCCGTTTGTTAAGCAGCTTGCCAGCATCGCTACGCAGCAGGGCAGCACGAAGGGCCAGATACGCACTCTGCTGGGCCGTAAGTGCAGGTTCCACCTGTGGGAGCCTAGATCATTCGGGTACAACAAAGCCTATCCTCACGAACAAGCACTGGAGAAGTACGGCATAGGTATACGCAGGGCGTTTACATACAAGGCGCTAAACAAGTTGATCCAAGGCTCCGCCGCCGATCAAACCAAGCAGGCCATGGCCGACTGCTACAAGGAAGGATTGCTTCCGCTGCTCACGGTGCACGACGAACTCTGCTTTTCTATTGAAAGCGATGAGCAAGCTGCGCGGATCAAGGACATTATGGAGAACGGCCTGAACGATGTACTGCTTGTTCCATCCAGAGTGGATCAGGAGCTAGGGGATAACTGGGGCGAGGTGGGTTAGTTACCGAGCCCCATCTTTTGCCTTGCGGCAATCACCATATTGTTAGCAAAGTCCGCAGGGCTAGACCCTCCCAGAACCCCAGTAAGAAACGATTGATCTCGTTCTTGTGGTTGTACCACGTTCTGTGGAACGGGAGCCGCAGCGACGGGAGCCGCAACTTCAGGCTGCGGTGCTACAACAGGATCGGGTTGTGGCTGGAAGAAATCAACAACAGGCGCTGCTAATCCCGCTAATCTGCTATTCGCTTCGTCTGCGGCGGCGGCGCGTTGTGCGTTCTGAGCTTCTATCTTTGCTGCGCGTTCCTCTTCAACAATCTGCGGCGATAGTTTTTCACCACGACGATCATTGGACAGGGTGTTGAGTTCCCCCCAAGGGCGCTCGTTAACAAGGAAGGTCTTGTCTTCGTTGCGCATTTCCCGTTTGGTTTCCTTAATCACCTCTTTGGATGCCAGACCGGGCCAGAACTCCCCGCGCATAATCGCGTTGATCTCCGCACCGCCAAGGTTTGCTGCCTTGAGTTGCGCTCTAATTACATCGTCCGGTGTCTTCATGGCCCGAGCAGCCTCGACATAGTAATTAAGCTGGCTCTGCGCTCGATACAGATTGTCGAGATACCCGTTCCAAGAATTAAACACATCGTCGAGCGTGGCATCCGCACGTTTAATGGTGCGTGTAGCATCGCCCTTGGCTGGATTACGAAGGGAGGTGTATTCCGCTCCTCGGAATGTAAAGTCGGTGCGGTTGTTAACCACGATAGGAGTAAGGCCAGTAACTATTCGAGCTAGTTCTTCCTCGCTTGTAAACTCTTGGCCTCGGGTTCCCGGAATACCCATAATGGCTCGTGCTAAACGACCTTCTGTAAATTCTCCACCCCGTTCTTCTCCAGCCAACCGAAGATACCCCGGAACAAAAGCCCCCAAGCTATGCAAGACGCCTTTGGAAATCTTATCTCCTATTGGTTCGGCAACGTTATACACCGGAGCCCCAGTTTCGGTCTTGCCTCCTCGACCAATCCAAGACTCAGGCATTACATCCAAAACCCGCTCGGCAAACAAAGACGTTCCAGCAAAAGGCTCAGACAGCTTGGCTACGCCAGACCACATTCCGTTGGCAAGCTGCTCCGCTTGTGTCTTTCCAATCTCTCCCGATTCATTATACGCTCTTATCGCAGCCAACGCGGGCTCCCGAACAAAGCTATGCGGGAAGATGTAGCTCTGATTAAACAGTTCCATCTTGCCACGCTTGTCATTGCTTAATACGCCAAGATCACTGCCGTCATAGAACTCTGCTACCTGCGCTCTTGCTGCGGCCATCTCTTCTTCCGAGGTCCCAGTTGCGAGCATCGAGGCTTTGGTCACTGCGTTTGGAGAGACGTTGGCAACAGCAACGTAGGACAGCAAACGTTGCGATCCCATCGCTCGAACCTGACGAGCAAACTTTTGCGCCGCTGCGGCATCACCACCGAACGCAGCAAGAAGGTCATCGTCTACTTGAAAAGAAAGTTCTTTCAATCCACGTTGCACGGTGTTGGCGGCATTCCTGATGTTCTCTGCGGCAAAGGATGTGAACGCACCGAACACTGGTATGGCGTCCAGCTTTTTAATCGCCTTGCCCACTCTGGAGTAGACGGGCATTAGGTCTTTGACGGTGTCCCCAGCCATGGTGAGTAGGAAGTTAGAAGGAGAATCGTCTAACGCTAAAGACCGATTTCGTTTTGCCAACCCTTGACGCATCATGGATTCTTTAAACGCATCGAACTGAAACCCACTGGGATTACCGACATCAACCCCGGCTTTGCCCAGCGCAGTTGCCATCTTTCCCTGCTCAGAAAACACCCCGAGAACTTTAAAGAAACTGTCGGAGTTTCCATACAATGCCTCAAGCTGGCGCATAAATGGTATAACTCGACTAAACCCGTCAAACCCTGCCTGCAATTTACCACCAACAGTCAGGTCCTTTGATAGCGATCTAAAGTCTCGCAACGCGCTGCTCACAAGGTTGGTGTCCATGACGCCCAACGCGCCTAGTTCCCGAGTCAACTTGTCAAAGGCCGCGTCATCCAAGCTGTCGATGTTTGCAGACACAACTCTAAACGCATCCACCACATCTCCACGGTTCGGGAGCATTGCACCCTGACCCAACGCAATCATGTTGCCGAAGATGTTTCGAACTTGAGACGCCAGATTTGGAACAATCGACATGCGCTGCGCCTGACCTTTTAGGATGGCACCAGTAGCAAGGACCGAGCCAAGGTCATCCAGTTGCAGTCGTGCAGGCGTTGTCAATGCATCTGCTGCGGCGGGGGAAACGTACATGTTTGTAATAGCGCCAAAAGGACCCAGAGCAGAAGGATCGTCTTCGGCTTGAACCAACTGAACATACCCACGTTGCGTCAATTCATCTCTAAGTTCTTCGGCTTTATTAATTTTAAGACCTGTCGTTTTGTCTTTAATGTTCTCTTCGAACACATCCCTGTAGCCCGATCCTGCTACCCTCATTTTTTCAGAAAGGTTAGGGTCTGAGAAATAATCCCTGAACGAAATCTCCGCTACCTCTTGGGTAAGAGGATCTGTTGGATCAGCTACTCGTGATTGCAGTGCTGCCCTAGCAGCGTTTTGAGCTTCCTCAATACTTGTAAATCTTTCGGCTACACTAACGGTATCTGGGTTGCGTACCAAACCGGGGAGATCTTTGGATCCCGCTGCAAACGCGGACACGTTAGTTGCTGGAACAGCAATGTCATCGGCCATGTTTTTATAAAACTTAGAGGTAGCAAGAGCCTTAGCGGTGTCCGTAATAGTCCGGTAAAACATAGTCTTTGGATCACGAATCTCGCCCATCAGTTCTCTGACGGCATGAAGTTCGTCTAACTCTTCTACCCGCTTAATAAAGATCGAATCATCGAACTGAATCCGCTGACCCGGCATAACAACATCCGCGTTGTTTGCTCGTTTGATGGCTTGAAGACGGTTGTTTAAAGCCGCTTGAGGAGTAACGCCTGAGCCAACATCCAGTTTTAAATAACGCAACAAACGCAGTTTCGCAAACTGGTCGATTTGTTCCTCTGATAGTTTGGAAAAATCAACGTAACCTGTCGGCGTACCGTCGGGTTTTTTAAACAACGGAATGGCATCTGAGTAATCCTCGGGAAGGATTTTCTGTAAGTCCTCCACTTTCATGGCACCGCCAAAGGCGTTGCGAACATGCGCCTTCATTTCATCCAAAGCCTTTTTGTACAAAGGGCTTTCAGGATTTAAATCCAACTCGCTGTAGAAATTCTCCGCATCGTCATACATGGAAAAACGCCTACGCAAGTAAGCCTTTCCCGCCTCTTGATTGCTTCGAATCTCTTGCAGAACGTCTTCCAATGGTTTGATGTCCCCAGCGGGCCCCTCGCCGCGAGATTTAATCCGGGCGATAGAATCCTCCAACTCAAAAGCAACCTCGTCCTGCATTCGCAGGTTAGCCTCAAGCATTTTATCAACAGAATTCTTTACCTTTGCGCGTTTTCTTTTCCCAAAAACATTAGTTACAAAAGCATCCGTATCCCCGGATTCCAACGCTTTCAACAAACCCTCTTCGATTTCCTTGCGGCGTTTCTTGCTTTGCTTCGGCAAATCTACAACACGATAAAACTGGTTGGACGCCTCCTCAAAGTTTTTAAACAAGTTAATCGCTTTCCGTTGCGACTCGTTCATTGCACCCTCGGCATCCAAGATCTCTTCTACGATCCGAGCGTGAGCAGTTCCGGTGGGCGAGAACCAAGCTGCTAGTTTTTCTTTAATAGGGTCTTTGACATTGCGTATAATCGGAGCCTTGCCCGCAATCGTAGTCGCCTTATCAAACACATCCAGCAACGAGCGGGATAAAAACGAAGATACCTCCGACACACCCGGAGCTCCGCCCACGGCCCGCGCTCCTGCACCTATCAATGGCAAGCCAACATCAAACGTAAGGCTGGCAAGCCCGCCCTCAAAACCCCTGCGGCCTTTGTTTAACAACCGTGTTGCCGCCAGATCCGAGCCGCCCAGCGCCAGTGTGTCTTCTGTTTTTAAGAAGTCGGGGGCAGAGTCAAACGCATCAGAGATTGTTGGACGACCATCGGGTGTAACCAGAGCTTCATAACCGCCAGCGGCAAGGGCCGTGGTTCCAATTAAACCCGCCCGTGTGCCAACCAGTTTCTTTCCGGTGTCGGAAGCGCCGAACTTATCGGCAGCTTGAAAGAACTTGCTTTTGGCTTTGGTTCGTGCTGCGCCGCGAGCTACTTGATTTGCACGGCCCAACCATCCTGCGATTGGAATGAACCCAAGACCGAAACCCACGATCTCTTCGGTAATCTGACCGCCCGTGGTGCGAGGATTGAGGTCATACTCTCTACGGAAGTTTTCAAAGGCGTCTGTTACACCACGAGAATAATCAGTGCCAAAGGCTAGGTCCGCGCCTGCTGCACCGCTTTCCACTAAGCCTTGCGCTATCATAACGGGCGCAGCTTTAAGCCCACGGCCTATGTCGGTGAGCTTTGATTCTTCATAGGGGGCCATCAAGCCACGAG